GTTGTTGTAGAGCGACTGACCGCGGGTGTATGTCGAACCCGATCCACCAGCTGGTGTACCGACGTTCGAACCGTAGGTGTAGTCGAGATAGAAGATGAGACCCGATGGGAGGCTCATTGGCTGGATCGAGACGAGCTCGTTAGCGACGAGGCCGCCGAAGACTCTGCGAACGATCGGGAATGCGATGTTCGAGAAGCCCTGGATCTGACCGCTGCCGGCGAGGTTTCCACCGCCGCTCGAGAGAGCGTTGCTCTCCTTGAGGACCTGAGCTGCCTGGTTCTCAAGTAGCTGGGCCATAACTTCACGGCGTGTGCCGTCGAGACCGCGGAGGAGACCTGTGCGGCTCCACTTCTCTGTAAGACGTGCGCGCTCGGCTCCGACGTGCTTCTCGCGGATGCCCTGAGCGAGTTGTTCAAGACTAAAGTGCTTTGACATGATTAAATTCTCCTAAAATAGCTTGTTGGTTTTTGTTGAATCAATTACTTGACTATTCCTGCCAGGCGGGCCCAGCGATCGGACTCAAATCCCTCGTTTAGAGAATTTGTTGACGATGCAGGACGCGATGGGCGGGATGCCGAACCTATGACTCCACGATCGGTCGACTCCGTGATCTTCGTTGTCGATGCCGAGAGTGTCTTCACGAGGCTCTCGTACACGAGCTTCACTTCACGCTCATTCTTTGCCTCGTCGAGTCTCTCTATGACCTCGGCCTTCTGGCGCTTGGTGAGTGACTCATTCTGGAGGAGCTTGTTTGTGAAGAGTAGTTTCGCGTTGAACAGATTCGTTTCTGCCAACTTATTGCGGAGATCAGTCTCTGCCGCGGACGACTTCGGAGTGCCATTGAGGGCAGCTCCCTTGCGGACTGCTTCTGAAAGCATGCCCTTGAGCTTGTTGCTGCGAGCAACAGACTCATTGAACTTTGTTGCGAAGAAGTTATAGGCTTCCTTCATCTTGTTGGCCTGGGTCTTCGCCTGCTTCTTCTTGGCCTGGGTCTTCGCCTGCTTCTCTTCCTTCTCGGCGACCTGCTTGGCCTTCTTGGCCTTCATGGCCTTCGCCTTGGCTTCAGTCTGAAGCTTCATCTCATCGGCGATGCGGCGGCGGAGGGACTCAGGCATGCGATTCTGCTTGTTGGTCTGCGGATCGTCGTTGCTGTGGTCAGTGGCCTGATGGTAGCTCTGCTCCATCTCTTCCATCTCGTCAACTTCTCCGTACGTCTCATCGACTTCCTTCGACATTTCGTCAAGCTCATCTACATGATCCATCTTGTCAGCCTCGTCAAGAGTTGCTCCGTCAAGGTATAGACCAGCCTCAGGCTCATATCCGTACTTCTTCAATAGATCAGCGTGGTGCTTTGCGTCTGGGTAGAACATGTCTGTTCCTTCGAAATCGTCTCGCTCAACCTTCCCTGACATCTTGCCCATGGCGGGAAGATCTGGGTGGCTGTACATTACCGAACGGTGGCTTGGTGCCGACTCCGTCGTGAGCTCAACGTCGGTGAAGGGATCGCCGAGGTCGTCGTCTTCAAAGTCGTCCGAAACGTCACCTGGGCCGTTGCCCTTAGCAGCATTCTTTGGCATATCAGCTGCCTCGCGGAGAGCCTTCATGCGACCGATCTCGCGGCGAAGCATGGCCTCGTCGATCTCGACGACGGTGTCATCGCTGAGCTTCTTCGTCTCATATGCGACAGATTCTTCTTTTTCTTCGTCTTCTTCGTCTCCGAGGTCGAGCTCTTCGTCGGAGCCTTCACCGCCGAGGTCGAGGTCGTCGCCAGCGTCTTCACCGGCCTCCTCAGACTCTTCACCGGCCTCTTCGTCTTCCTCTTCTCCTGTAATAAGGTCGACTCCGAGAGATTCGAGATCCAAGTCATCGGGCATGCCCGTGAGCTTTAACGTTACGTCTGCTTCTGAAAGTGTTCTTTGGTTTTTCTTCATTTTCTGCTCCGTGAGCTGCCTGAGGGTTGAATAGTAATTTTCAAGAATCGACTCATATGAGCTCTTCTTGGGGCAATCTTGCAAGTTGTTCTGCAAGTACGAATACGTATCCTCTACTTCGGCAACAATTGAAGAAAGTACGTGTTCGAAACCTTTGGATTCTCTGAAGAGCTTTCCTGTATTGTTGACCAAGCCAAGCTTCTTGTTGATCGCTTCAAGCTTAGAATCAAAAGCAGAATCGCCAGATGAAGTCGCTAAAACTCCCAGAGAATTAACAGATTCCAGACTAAGCTCATACTCATCTCCGCAGTTGTCGTCAGCCTTAAGCGAGTCGAGGTCCAAAGTTACTTTGCCCTCGGCGTCGGGAAGCGACATTGATGCAGCAGCAGAAGCAGAGTCACCGAGCTGAGGTGAAACGACAACAGGTGATTTTTCAAAAGACACAGGATCTCTTCCCGTCATTTCATCTTTTAAAATATCTTCTGGGTCTGCCTCAATTTCGCCGAGCTCTCCTAGAAGTTGATTCTCTATGAGATCTCTTATGCGAGGTGTAACTGCCTCAAGAAGAGCTCTCTTTGCATTATCTTCAGCTACTTCCTTTAGCTTCTTCACGTCTGCTAAGGCTTCTTCGTACAATTGCTTAGTCATGTTTACTCTTTCTTGCGTCTAACTTGTTAACTGTGTCTAAGTATAATATCAAACTGAAGATTTTCCTGGGGTGAGTGAATCTCCTAGAACAGTGTTGCCACTTTCTTTATCAGGAGACCTCGTACCCGAGCCTTCAGCGCCTGGTGTGTATCTTGACTTGACATCCTGTGGAGAAATTTCAGGATTTGAATTTTTATCTATGCCATCAACCCTAACCACACCAGAATCACCGGGACCAGGCGATGTTACATCTGGTACGTATGCATTTGCAGGATCTCCGGCTTTTGTCCACTTTACCTCTGTCAAATTAGGTGCGTTACCATACGATAGATCGACGCCAGAAGGAAACATACCGAGGTCTCCTTTTTGAACTCCTGATTCAGGAAGTAGGCCCGTCTGATTGTCTCTCGCCCTCTTCACAGATGCCTCTGCAGCTTTTGCATTGTCAGTCTGTGGATTAGAAGACTCTCCATAAAAACTAGCAATTCCCGATCTAAGAGCATCTGCTTTTTGATTGAAGAGTTTCCACAAAAGAGAATAGCGCGAACCAGCATTTGTAGTAGTGGCTGCGGGAACATAAGTTGTGTATCTACCTTTACCTGGTGCGCTCATGATGTGTCTCCTATTGAGAAATTAAATCTTTTTTGAAAGACGCTTCTTCGTCTCTTCGATCTTTGCAAGACGGTTGCGAAGACGAGTCTCTTCGATCTTAAGCGCCTTGATAAAATCAATGTGCTTTGCCGCTATCTTTTCGCTTCCAATTTCATCTGCGTCAACTTCTTCCGTGTCTTTTGCACGGTCTTCTGTTGACTCCATGTCACCGAACTTGGCGACTTCTTCTTCAATGATTCTGCGAAGCAATTGACTTGTAAGTTTCATATTAAAACCTCTCACTTAAACGGTAAGTATATTCAAGAATAAAAAATTTACTTTTTTAGAGGAGATTCAGTGAAGGCAAGCGAAGCCCACTTAGAAGTCACATCATCTCCAAAAAGATCTTCTGGGTTTGTTCTAGCAACCACTTGTTCAACTAATCCTCCGCCCACTGAAGCAGGAACAGGTGACTTCCCATCATTCTGCAAGAATGATGGGAGAGTAGATGCTGCAGTATCTGCAAAAATATCTTCCATAATTCTATTACCTCCTGCCTCTCTTTTTATGGTTTCTTTCAGGCCTGAAGAAAACATTTTTTGAGGAACTTGTCTTCTAACACTGTCAGAAAGAGGCGGACTGGGTTGTTGACGATTAATGACATTTTTTGGCAAATCTAGCGAACCGCCGAGACCTTCACCAAGTATTTCAACAAGACATTCCTTGACAATAGACTTCAATTCAGATTTTGTGATCTTCATTCCGTGTAACCTTTACTTCTTTAATGTCAAAATATCGTTAATAATTCTATCAATTCTATCGGACTTATTGAATATGTTACGAAGCTCGCTTGAATTTATTGTTCTTCCTTCAGGAAGCATGAATGCGCCAGGCGTAGAAGGCTCTGAAACATAGTCCCAACAGATGAGCTGGAAGTCGTCCTGAACGACGTGATAGTCGCCTTGCTTCTTGACAGATCCTACTCCTCTCGAAGAGATTCCGAGTTTGACTCCGCTCTCGACGAGGGACTGAAGTATCTTACCAGAAGGTGTATCCAATAGCTCCACAGTACCATAAACCACTCCTCGATCCAAGTATGCTTCCTTGATGACGTGAGAAACGTTCTTGAGGTTGACCACGGAAGAGTCCGGATGGTCCAGCTCACCGAGAGCTCGATTCTCAGCGATGAACTTCTGATAGTTGCGAACTTCACGCTCGAGGACGGACATCGGATAGATTCTTCCGTTCTGGTTGAGCGTGTCGGCCTTCTGAAGTATTCCCTTCATCATGACCTTTCCGTTGTTCTTCTCGCGGGACTCCTTGATCATGTCAGGAGTGTAGTCGAAGACTTCGTATGAATTGAGTAGTTTGAGGTCCTGTGTCATGATATTCACTCCTTGGATGTCAGTTCGTCGTTGAGTTTTGCGTAGAGCATGAAGCGAGTCACTGTCTCATCGTCTACGGAGTCAAAGTTCTCGCTCAGAAGCGTGTTCTTGGTCTCTTGTAGCTTACCCTTAAGATAATTATTTGTCACATCTGTCTCGTAACCATCAATAAGATCAATGAGCTCACTCTTAATCTCCTGAAGCTTCATCTTAATCGATGTTTGATCCTCGGCGGCTGTTGAGTAGGCGTAGGCCTTGATAAGAGATTTCTGTTGTTCGTTGAGAACGCCGCTATACTTCTCATTGAGCTTCTTCGTCATGACCTTCATGAGGAGACGTGCAGATCCTGAAGTATCATCAGAGATAGCTGCATCTGTTCTCACAGCTTTTTCTGAGATGAGGTGTTTCATAACGTGGTCTTCAAACTGTGCGACTCTATAAAGATCTTTGTCCGAGAGAGACCACTCGTTTATGAGAGTCTGAATTGTAGCGAAAAGTCTGTATTCACTTATGTGTTGATCGTAGAAATCATCGTCATTTAAGACGTGATTAATGTTTCTTATGAGAATTGATTTCTCCCTATCGAGCTTCTGTGCGTCGAATGTACCAACAGCATTCTTTGCCTCCCTTAGGATGGATGCAGCTGTATGATCAGATGACACAGTGGTCTTTGCAAGAGCGTTCATGAGTCGAAATTCTTTGTAAATTTCAGTGCCGGGCCTGAAATGCTTCTTAAGAATCTTAAGTGCAGCAGAAGACTTTCTTTTGTCGTCATCGATTATGGACTTAGAAATAGTCCTCACGAGAAACTCGTATGTGAGGAGGCTGTTTCTTCTCTTGTTATGCTTATTTGCGGACATTTCAGTTGCTCCCGTCGTCGTCTATTATAAGGACTTCTCTATGTTCTCGTGCGTCTGCCTCATCAAAATTATCTGATTCGCTGAGGACTTGTGGAGTTTGTGCAGTATTTTTAGTATTTTTTTGAAACTTTGGAGACAGCGACATGTTTCTTAGAGATGAAATAACGTCGTTTCCAACAGGTGTTTTGAAAGTAGCTCTACTCGATGATTCACCAAAAGGATTTCTTACATAAGAATTCATCCACTCTTTGTCGTAAGGATCAGAGTAATTCTTATCAGAGGCTCTCGTCATTCTATTAAAATCTGGCATATGTGTCTTGGAAGGGCCATGGTGCCTGATCCTAGATCTGTTGTAAAGAGCTCTGTCTAGCTGCTTCTGGGCCTTGACGGGTACCTCTACGTCTTTCAGAGAAAACTTAACGGGAACTTCTTCATCATCAGGATCGTCGCCCGCTGTGAGAAGATCGAGGTAGGGGTTTCTTTGAGATGCGTCGTCGCCTGCAAATAAATCCTCTGCTCCTTCTTCTCCGCCTGTCTCCTCTTCGCTACCGCCTTCTTCTTCAGAAGCTGAAGGCTCTTCGCTGGTTTCTTCTTCGTCTCCCCCAGCAGCAGGCTCCGCACTTTCGATCGCTTGATCGACCAACTTCTCTTTGAGGCGTTGGTCATCGATTGCATTGCACTGATCAGCATTGAGACCCCAGATCTCCTTGCGGATGAACTCCTTGGACATCTGTCCCTCGGGTGCAGATCCTGCAATCTCAAACTTTGCTCTCCACAGCTCAAGCTTCTGTTGCTGAGCAACTGTGGATGGATTGGACATGCGCAGGGCGAAGTTCTGTAAATCTTCAGAATCAAAACCATGTGCATAAAGGTGAATTATCGCCAATTTATTCAGCTCAGCCACAATTGTCTTCTGTATCACGTTGATCGTACGAGAGAACCTAATGTCCTCCTGGGCGAGGGTGGCCTTGCTCGAGAGCGACTCGTCGTATCCGAGGTAGGCGCGAGGGATCTTGAGAGCAGCGAAGAGCTTCTTCTGAATATAAGCCACGTCTTCTACAGCGGCTGTGTTTTGTCCGCCTGCGAGCGTGTCGATCCTTGTACCGGAATCTCCACCGCGGACGGGTATGAAGTAGTCCTCGTCAACAGAGAGCGGATTGTAACGAAGATCGACTCGACCTGTCGTGCGATCAATGACCTGTGAGGAACGAAGGTTCTTTCTCTGTTCCTCCACATACATGGGAACGTTCTCGGGAGGAATGTTGGCTACATCGATGTAGAAGACGCGACGTTCAGGTGCTCTCACGACACGGTACACCAGCATGGCGTCCTCTATGAGGATCAACTGACGCCAGATCCTGCGAGCTGGTTCGATGATGGATGAACCGTAAGGGAGGAACATGTCGTTTCCGAGGAGACGGAAGTGGGTGACCTCCCAGTTCTCGAGGGTTCGATTTCCGAGAGTGACCCAGCGGTAACGAACAGCCATGGGATCGTTAGGATCGTAGTTCTCCTCACGTTCGATCTCGTTGACTGGGATTGGGAATGCATTAATCACGCCGTGTTCAGGTGACACGTCGTTGTAGAGAAACATGTCGCCGTACTTGACGAGGTTCCTAACCCATGAACGAAGGTTGAACTCCACGTTGAGGGTGTTGTAGAAGAGATCCTCAAGTATCTCCCTGATCTTCTCATTATCAGAGTAGATGTGGAGGACGCGCCCCTTGTCATCTTGAGCGCAGGTTTCATCTGCGTAGATATCAAGAGCGGCTGCCAGCTCCGGTGTGTACTCCATCTCTGCGAAATCTTGATACCTCATCAACCTCTCGGACAGGTTGTAGGCATTCGCCGTGATGGTGGCATAGGTGGGCGCCATCGACTTCTGAAACAGCAAAGCGCCGGAAGACTTCGTCTTGTCGGCGACTGCAATTGTCGTATCGAGAGCCCGTATCTTTCTCTTGACTACAGGGCCGCTGCGAAATAACTTTGTTAGTTTCTGAAAGAGGTTTTGGTCTTCTTTTTTCGCCATTTTATTCTCGCCGCTCCATTAGGGGAGAGGCCCTTGGTGCTCTACTCTACACTACTTCTTTCTTCTCTGGCTTGAGTGAGACCATTTTTGCAGGTGGATTAGTAGCATCAACGTACTGCATGGGAGAAGAAACTATTCTATTTAGAAGCTGCTCAATTCCTTCAAGATTTGAACCCATCTCTGCTTTGGCCTTCTCGCTAGCGCTTTCCTTGAAAGACTCTATGGCACCAAGCAGCTTAGTAGCAGCGCTCATAATCTTTGATGCAGCATCATGGTCATCACCTTCGCGGAGATTCTCTAGCTCTTCACGAATAATTTTCTTAAGTCTTGATATTCCAATCTTAGCCATTTCGCCCTCTATGCTGTCAATATGTATCTTGTTACTTAAATAGCCAAGAAAAATCTGAAACGTCAGTATGCTTAACGTCTTCTGGTTTTCTTGGTTGATGAACTTTATCGGGAGTAAATCCTTGTATTTGTGAATTTGGAACAGGCCTAACTTGATTCATTCCGCCCGGCAAGTCATTTATACTTCTGTTTCCTACTGCTGTGGCTTTCAACATCGCCATTGCCATTGCCATTCCCTGCACATCAGTTCCGACTTCTCCTGCTGCAAGCCATGTTCCAATAGCAAGGCTCATGATTAAGTCATCGTGTGCATCCTTAGAAGCTTGTGCTTTTGCTCCGTTCCAGATAAATGCTTGTAACTGATCGAAAAGACGCTGAGAGTAAGTCTTAAGCCTTGAATTTCTTATTGACTCTTCAAGTTTCGTTAATATCTGTGTTCTCGTCTTTGTTTGGGTAGAAAAGCCGGGAACTAGCTCAGTGTCAGTCGGCTTGTATCCAAATAAATCTCCACCGTTGTTTTGGTAGTAAAGTGCAGGATAGCCTTCGTCTCGAAGCTTAACACACGTAAAATATCCGAAAGTATTTTGCTCTGGGCATATCAACGCGTTATTGTAACGCCTTCCATATGTAGAAAGAAGTTCAGCAAGTCTATCAGGGGGTATCTTTCCCATGAATTCTGCACATACTTCGCAAGACTCATAGTCTATGACGTGAAATGCCGAGTAATCAGATGCGTCTCCGCGGGCGACGTCTGCTGAAATTATATATTTGTGACCTTGCTCCGCATTCTTCCAAATCCAAATTCCGCTTTGCGGCCCTTCTTTTACGATTGGCTGTCTTATTAGAAGTCTTAATTTTTCGAATTCTGTGGGCTGAAGAAAAGTATCTCCTGAAGAGACGAAGTCACAGAGAAACTCTTGTGCTATCTGTCGTTTGGTTAGATTTCTCGTCTCCTTGTCAAACCACGCCTGATTGTGTTCTGGGTGTGCGTCCCAAGGAAGCCGAATGGGATTAAAATCATTTGCCCCTGATTCAGCTTCTGTCCATAGCTTGTAGTACTGCCCACCAACTCCATTCGGTGTGGATAGGATGATTGCAGATCCACCTGTTGAGAGGGTCGGATACAGAGACGTCCAAATCTCATCGAAGTCTCTAATGAAGGCAGCCTCATCAACAATGAGAAGCGCCAAAGCTTCAGAACGACCAGCATCTGGTGATGTCGGAACTGCAGTTATCGTAGAGCCATTGTCAAACCTAATGGATTGTTTCGTTGGTTCAAATTTAGTGAGCAATAACCACGGTGGCAATCCATCGAGCATTGTCTTCACCTTCTTGATGAAGTTAATTGCTGTATTGAGCTTCGTAGCGATGACGAGGATATTCTTGTCCTTCTTGAAGATCGCGTACCAGACTACATAAGCAGCCGAGACCGTTGAGAGTCCTAGCTGCCTTGACTTGAGAACAATATTAAAGCGATTCTTCTGAAAATCTCTGACACAGTCGTCTTGAAAATCGTAGGTATCGAATGGTATGAGGCCGCGTAACTGATGCTGAATCTTACAGTACTTCTTCATAAAGTACGTTGGATCTTTACCGCATTTTAGAATCTCAGCTACTATAGCCTGTCTTGAAGGAGTCGTTGTTGTCATGCAATCTCGAAAATTATCTTGCGTCTAAAATACGCAGTGCGCTTCGGATTATGAACGTTAAATCCGATAATTTCAAGAGAGTCTACAGAATTCTCCTCTTTGAGCGAGAGTGACTCACCGGTGAGATCCTTGTAAATTTCTTTAACAGACTTAACGTGCTCAGAAATTACCTTCTCTGACTCCTCGATGCAGCTTCTCTTCATCTCTATCATCTGCTTTTCGGAGACAAAGTTAATTATGACTTTATACGATGCGAGGAGTCTATCTTCTCCTGCGAAAGTAAATTTGACAGAGTATGATGCTGTCTTGGGCGTAGACGACCTGCCCCAGGTCGTGTCTATGGCTTGTCCGAGTGCATTAATATCAAGTGTCTTGGGCATATGGAGGGCTCCTGTAATTTTTAAGTATGGTCAATCTTATATTTATTCAACACTTCAACAGAAGATGGTCGCCATCCGTTCATCCACTTTTCTTTATGGGGGTATGCCCAATAAGTTGCACAAGAATCGCAACATTTAAATTTTTCATATGACTCTTCATCCAGCTCTGTTCTCATGATTGCCTCACATACGTCGCAAAAAAGAGGCATAGAGTCTCCTTTTTCAGCGGGTATAATTACAAAAAAATTGTCTCTCTCAGAAATGAGGCGATTTCCTAAATAATCTTTCCAAGTTATCATAGAAGCTCTATCCTCGAGTCTTTCTCTGTCTTAGTAATTTCTAGAATATGATCGGCGCTGTCTTTAATGCCATCGACATGTGTAATAACAATCACTGTCTTAAAGTGCTTCTTTAGAGAAACTAAAAATCTACTACAAGCTTCAACACCTGAACTATCTAAAGTTCCAAATCCTTCGTCAATTATAAAAAAGTCAGACTTAGGCAAAGAAGAAATATTAATCATTGCAACTCTCAGTGCAATAGCAGAGATTGTTTTTTCCATGCCTGAGCACAATTCTATGATTCTTCTTGAGTCACCGTAGTTGATATAAATTTCTAAAGAATCTGTGTCTTCGTCTGACTCTAACTCGATGGTAAAATCAACGATACCTTGAAGTATTTTTGAAACTTCAATATTAATCAGCGGAAGCTGCGACTTAGTCACAAGAAGCGGAATTCCTTTTTTAGAAAATGCATTTGCAATTAGCTCATGCATTCTAACACTCTGAAGAAGTGAATCTCTTGTCCTTTTCTCTTCTTCCAGCTTTTCAATACTTGACTGTATTTTTCCAAGTTGAGAAGCCGCATCTATCTTTTGAGAATCATATAGACTGGATAGTTGTGAGAGATCAGTTATCTTTTCCCTAATAGCAATGACTTCTTCTGCGACGTCATTGTCGAGAGAAAGCCGTAGATTCTCTAGTTTCTTCTTGGCTTCATCAAGAGACGTTTGACACGAATCACATGCAGTCTTAATCTTCGCGATCTCCGTCTCTTTCTTTGAGATTTCAAGCTTCATCTTGTCAGACAGATGTGTAGCTTTTTCGTGCTTCGATATTTTCTCAGCAATAGTAGTGTCTTCAACGCTGATGAGAGAAGCTCTTGCCTCCTCTAAGACATTTAAAGCCTTTGAAACTTTTTTAATTTGATCGGGAAGATAATTTTTATTGGTGTGTGCGTCTTTTATGAACTTGCACGTAGGATAATTGTCTCCGCAAGGAACTTCATCCAAAATGATTAAAGATTTTTTCTGCTGAGAGAGAATCGTCTCTTCTTTTTCGTGAATATGCCTAAGTTCTGAGATTGCAGTTTGTAATTTTCTCTGAGTGTCTTGACGTTCCTTTAAATCATTAACGTCTATTGAGTCAATAATCTGCTGAAGTGCATCGACCTTCTCCTGCAAAGAAGTGATCTCTTGCTCGAGAGAACTTATGCTACCAAGACAATCTTCAGACTTTTTCTCCAGAGAGACTACTTTTCTTTCCTGAGATGTAATGTCTTCTTTTGTTATGGGAGTTGCGTTATGCTTCAACAGCTCAGACTTCAAAAGCGTGAGAGACGTCTGATTCTCTGAAATCATATCAGTAAGTCTCTTTATTTTATCTTCGTTTTCTTTGGCGAGTGCATCATTAGATGACTTCAGTTCAGACCAATTTCTATCTGGGAAGTTTTTCAACTGTGATTTAACAGAAGAAACTTCTTTAGAAGAAATCTCATGCATTCTGTCAAACACGTCGAGATCAAGAAACTTTGTAAGAATAGATCTTCTCTTTGTAGATCCTTGGGATAGAAAGATATTAGTTTCCCCCTGAGCCGACAGAGATGTTATTAAAAAATCATCAGAAATTCCCAAGAGAGTCCTTATGGACTTCTCAGTGTCGTTTCTTTGTTCTCCGCAAAGATCGTCCATGTCTTCTTCATCTTCTCTCATTTTAAAAAGATTTAGAGAAGTAGAAGCACTAACGACACCTTTCTTGTTGGTGTTCTTTGCTGTCTGTCTTTCAATCACATATGTCGATCCATTGTGATCAAGAATGGCTCTTGCTGAGCAATAGTCCTTTCTAACATTGCAAATGTTGATGTTCTTTATGGGACCTCTATCTGTTGCATTAAAGAGGGAGTACATCAATGTTCCAACAATAGATGATTTACCAGTTCTATTGGGTCCAAAGATTCCGACTATACCGTTCAATTTTTCAAAATTGATAACGTTTCCTTCTCCGTAAGAAAAGAGATTGTCCCACTCAAGCCGTCGTAGTGACCACTTAGAATTACGTGCATGATCTTCAGAGGTAGAGACTTGCTTAAGGTAAGACTTTGCCGTGTCGCTGAGAGATTCAATCTCTTTTTCAGTAAGATTTAATTCAGAATAATACTCTCTGAGAAGCTTAGTGATAACCTCAGAAGATCGAAGGTCTGTTTTTGCAACAGAGGAAGTGCTAGTCTTTACTAATTCTGTATTAACTTGTGCATCGATCTTATAAGTTACTTCTGAAGCATTCATCTCTGTCTTGAGAGATTCAGAAAGTATATGAACTTCATCTTGTGTAAGAGAAACATTAGCTCTGATTCTAAATCTAGTTCCTTGGGGGCAAGCCCTTGCAAGGACAAGTGCCTTGTCAAGCTTTCCAGCCCAATCAATCGTAATAAAAGGCTTTGGATTTGGAAGGGGTCTATTTACGACAGACCAGTCAGAAGAATTCTTTATTTCCCAGAGATAGTATCCGTGGTTTAATTCTTCAGCATAATTCTGCTGAATTGGAGTCCCAGGATAGCCTATCCACGGCTTACCGTCCCTGTATCCTAGAAATTGCTGTTTATGTATGTCTCCAAGCATACAGAAGTCATAGTCTTTAAAGAAGTCTGAAGTTATTCTGTCTTCTTCAATCTCCCAGCCTGTTTCAGAATAAGAACCCTTCACAGGACCGTGGAACGTGGCGATGTTAATGTCTCCGGCTGTGGGTTTGACATCCTTCCAGCCATCCTCATCGAAACACGAGAAGACACACCAGCTGTACCCAGGTGCGAAGCTATAGACACCTGATTTCTTGTAGAGGAAGACTCTTGGATTTGCCATGGCCGCTACAATAGGAGTGACAGCGTCTTGGCGGGATAAATTGACGAGATTCCCGTCATGATTGCCCAAGACCATGTGGACGGGTGCCACCTTCGCCATCTCGGTCAACCACCACGTGAGGAGTTCGATGTATTCAGGAGAGATTCCTGTCACTTTCGTGTGGAAGATATCACCACCGATGAAGATGTGGTCAACCTTCTGTGCCTTACAATCTTCGATGAAAGCCTTGAAGACATATCTGTACTCGTCGTGGCGGGACAGAGCGCGGATGTGAATGTCGGCAGTGTGGGCAATACGCATTAGGTTAATGATACCTCATGTACAGAATAAGTTCAAATTCCAAGCGAAGAAGTACTAACAACCTTGTTGAGCTTGATGAGGAAGTTGTCGTTCCAGTCGAGGTAGCGTGCCTCCTTCAAGGCAATCTCGAACTCCGCGTGAGACATAGATCCGGGATCTCCCCAAGGGCGAACATCCACGATCTGGACGTCCACATCATATTCCTGGAGTTTCTTAGCTATCTTGGGAGTCTTCCTGTCCCACATGTCCCCGTCCAGAGCGAGGGCCACTGGTGTGTTGTTAAGGAGGATTCGATTGAAGAGTTCGTGTCTTTCATCCAAATCTGACCCGAGGAGTGCTGTGGTGTTATCTGGGCACTTGACGAGGTCGAAAGGTCCCTCCACCAAAGCCAGCCGCTTCGTCCAGTCAATGTTGATCTCGTTGAAGATGATAGGGTTCTTATCCACCTCTGGATTGTCGTACTTGGGGCGCCTGTCTCTGTCGATCGCTCTCGCGGTGAAGTAGTTGAGTTCACCCTTAAAGTTGAAAGAAGGCATGAGGACTCGCCTCTTCCACCGAGGTTCGTTGGAGATACCAAACTTAAAGTACCAAGCATCTTTCTCGGTGAGACCGCGACCGAAGAGGTAGCGCCAGGTCGCCTTCACGTCGGGATCGTTCTGGTTGGCGAGGGGCAGGAGACAGAAGT